ACTCCTTCCGTCAGCTTCGCTGACAACCTTCGGCGTTCTACATCGTCTGAATCCGCCACAGGCGGCGACGATGCAGGAACGTCCCTCGAAGAGGGAGGCAAGAGATGGTCTAAAGCTCCATTTTCGCCTGAATCTACCGCTGGCGGCAGTAGAAAACACGTTTCTCAGAGGAGAAAAGGCAGAAAACGAGGAGAAAGGAAGATTCTTTGACTGAAAGAAAATGGGCACGGCCGTTTCCGAAAGGGGACGGCTTTTTATGTGCCCGAAAAAGAAGGGAGGGACGAAGATGGGAAGGATGACGGAGAGCCTCAAGAGCGAAGCGGTTCGGCTTTACTTTGCGGAAAACAGGGAGGAAAGCGAGATCGCGGAGACGCTGAACATCAGCATGCGGCAGGTGAAGACGGTGCTGGGCGATCTGGCGCGGCTGGAAACCTACAAAAAGCGGAGCGAGGCGGCCAAGCTGCGGGCGCAGATCTGCGTGAACAAGAGCGCGGAAGAGGCTGCGCGGCGGCAGGCGGCGCTGCTTTTGGACGGCGAGGTGAACGAGACGATCAGCCAGCGGGCGGCAAAGGACATCCTCGACCGGGCGGGCGTGCGCGTGCCGAAGGAAAGCAAGAGCGACGTGGTGATTCGGTTTGCATCGGGCGCGCCGCCGCTGGGCATGCCCGAAAGCGCGGAGGCGAGAAAGGGGGAATGAAGACATGGAGCTTGAGCTGGCCTATCGGCCGACGGGCAAGCAGCTGGCTTTCCACGCCAGCACGGCGGACGAAGTGCTCTACGGCGGGGCGGCAGGCGGCGGAAAGAGCTACGCGATCTGTTGGGACGCGCTGATGCGATGCCTGAAATATCCGCAGACGCACGCGTATTTATTCAGGCGAACCTATCCCGAACTGGAAATGACGCTGGTGCGCACGATGATGCGCATTGCGCCGAAGGAACTGGGCAAGTATGTCTCCAGCGCGCACGAGCTGCGGCTGAGCAACGGAAGCGTGATTCACTTCTGCCACCTGAGCAACGAGGGCGAAGGACTGCTCAAGTACCAGGGCGCGGAGATCCACTGGCTGTATTTCGACGAGCTCACGCATTTCACGAAAGCGAAGTGCTTTGGAGGCAGGATTTTCACATACACAGAAAGGCTAGAAATCGCTTGATTTCTAGCCCTCTTTTTTTGTTTCATTGCCGTATACGAACTCGTGCGTGATCCCACTCATCAGCGTGATTTGCTCTATTCGCCGATCCTTGATTACGATGTTTTGAATTGTCGCCTGAACAAAGTCTTTCAAAACCTGCTTATCCAATGCCCGCAGCAACAACGAGAAATCAGTTTGCTGTTCGTCCATCAGTTCTTTTGTCAAAATCAGGTACGATGCCTGAGTCCGCCATTCGTCCTTGAGTTTGTTGCACTGAACCTCGGCTACTTGAATGCGCTCCAGCCTTACTTTTGCATCATAGATTCTTTTCTCAAGCTCCTTGCGCTCCTTTGAGTATTCCGATTCGGATATCGGAGATTCTGAGTACAAGTATAGCTGAGTCAGCCGTTCAAGCGCTCTTGATTCTTTTGAAATCGTGTTAACCAGCGCAGATGCTTCGCTGTTCTGATCGCCGCCAAGCTCCAACTTCGGTCTATATGTGAAAGCGTTTTGAGTACCGTCTGAGTTCAGGTATGCGTTGAAGGTCTCCGACAGCCCGTTCTCGCTGATTCCTATGACACCGAACGCCTCTAATCCACTCAGGATCGTTTGTCTAACGTCTTCCAAGGTGGTATTTTCGTTGAAATGCCTATATGCTCTTAGCAAGTTCGATAGATAGCGCAATACGAATTGGCCGATTATCATATCTGGCACTAGTTTGTTTTTGCAAATCTTTAGATTTCGTCTTCCTGTGCAGATGTAATACGATGGCCTGTAATCGCCTTCTCTCCTCGCTTTGTCAAGTTGCGCTACCAAATGGCCGCCGCAATAACCGCAGGTAACTAGGCCGGCGAAAATGTGCGTGTGTTTTCTTGTGTAAGATTTTGCCGCAAAGCCCTTTTTTCTTGATCTGCTGCTCATAATGCTTCTGCATTTTTCGTATTGTTCGTAAGTGATCAAAGGCTGGTGGTGGTTTTCTATCAACACCTCGCCGCCCTTCTTCGTGCTGTACTCCAAAGCTCCGTAGTATGTTTTGTTTGTTAGGATTTTTCTTATAGCGGATTCGTGCCAGACTTTTCCGTATCTTGGCTTTACACCCATGCCGTTAATTACCTTTGCCAGCTGAATAAGACTTTTCCCATGTTCGCATTCATCAAACAGCATCCTGACAATGGCAGCTTCTTCCTCGTGAATCACATATTTTCCGTTCTCAATCCTGTAACCGGTTGGAGATCTACCGCCATTCCAAGCCCCGTTTTTTGCCCTGTCCAACATTACGGCTGAGACTCGTTCTGACACCATGTTGCGCTCAAGTTCTGCAAATACTAAGATTATTTTTAGCATTGCCTCTCCGATTGCGCTTGAAGTGTCAAATTGCTCGTTTTTTGAGATAAATGTGATGCCTAATTCCTTTAGCTCCGCATACATGCTTGCAAAGTCGAGGAGATTTCGTGATATACGGTCTATTTTCCAAACAAGGATATGCGTGAATTCTCCCGTTCGGATTCTGGACATCATCTCTTGAAAAGCAGGGCGATCCGTATTTTTTGCTGAATAGCCAGCGTCTTCGAGAATGACGAAATCGTTGATTCCCAGAACGTACTTGCAGTAGCTTGTAAGATCCTGCTTCTGCATTGGCAATGAGTCTTTGTCTACTTGGTGCTGCGTTGATACTCTGACGTAAAGGACTGCTTTCTTTGCCTTACTCGACTCCATGCTATTCCCTCCGATGCTGTCCGTGGGACATCCTTCTGACTGTCCTGCGGATGTCCTTCTGACAGTCCGACGGACAAATATATTAAAATATAATCAAACAAACGGAAATGCAAAAATAACTATAAAACTAAATATTACAATATACCAATTTCCGGCGGACATCCTTCTGACAGTCCGACGGACAGCGTTCTTTGTTCCTTTTCTCCCCAGACCCCTCTTATTCTCTCTAACTGTCTTATATATTATATATATTAAATATAAGGGGAACGTATAAGAGTAACGAGGAGTTACGGTAAGGTATGATAGACTACTTGAGTAGCTTAAAGCTGTTTGTCACACGCTTTTGCGCTTGTTTTCGGAGGCAAGACGCAAGAAAATAGCTTCTTCCTCTGGAGACATATATTCTTTGAGAACAGCCCAGATCAGATCTTTGTCGCGGCTTGAGGCTCGCCTGAAGCATTTGATGAGCAGAGTGGATTCTTGATCTTCTCCAGCAGCACTTTTACCGAGCAGATCATCAGCTCTAACACCCAGCGCATCGGCGATTTTCTTCACGTTGTCAGCACTTGGAACATTCACATGGTTCATGTACCGGCTGATTGTTGCTTCTGTAAGCCCAGAATGTTCCGCTAGCCACTTCTGCGAGATTCCGCGATCCTTCATAATTGCGCGAAGGTTTTCGTTAAATTGACTCATAAAATCACCTCATTTTCATCATAACTCAAAATCACGAACATGTAAACAAAAATTACGGAAATATCAAAACATCATATTGACAATTACGGAATGGTAAGATATAATCGTACCGTAATAATTACAAATGCGTAATTGTGAAAGGAGGGAAGCCGATGAATAGCCAGACCTTGAGGGGCGTTCGTGTCATGCGAGGAAAGATTCAAAAAGACTGTGCAAATGCAACAGGCCTCAGCATTTCCCAGTATGCACTCAAAGAACAGGGAAAGTACGAATTTACCATCAATGAAGCACTGATGCTTGCGAACTATCTTCACATGTCTGAAAGCGAAGCAAACGCCGTTTTTTTTGACAACATACTTACGAAAGCGTAACTTCAAACCTTCTGGATGAGTATCGCATTCGTAACTTGTTACTGACAGTATATCAAAAATTGCGAGGAGGTGAAATGGGGATGGGTCGTATAACTGACTGCGAGAATGTATGGTTTCGCGCAAGAAAAAAGGCTGCATCATACAACGATAAGCTAAACAGCCGAGAGGGGGCTTCAGAAGCAATAGGGATTGCGCCGTCAACCCTTGCAGAGTACGAGCTTGGCATTACGAAGTGCATCCCGCCCGATAAGGCTGTGTTGATGGCTGATGTATATAAAGCGCCTGAACTGATGTCGTGGTATTGCAACCATGAATGCCCAATTGGCTGTGCAACAGCAAAGAAGCCTGAAGAAGTTGGTGGCATTGAACAAGTTGCAATTGCTTTGCTGAATGGTTTGTCGCTTGACGATCTTGCAGCCATCAGACAGAAGATCATTGAAATTGCATGTGATGGCGAGGTTGATGACGACGAACAGATTGAACTTGAAAAAATCGTTCAGAGTCTCGATTCGGCAAGGCTTGCTATTGCCAGACTAGGACTTTTTGTAAAGAAAAACGGGTAGCGTTATGGCCGACGAAAAGGTGATTTGGCAGATGCTTGCTCGGTATGGAATAAAAGACATTAAAGAGCTTGCGGAAGCTATACGTCGGCTCGAACCGATTGATTTAGGTTTTGCAACAAAGGGTGGTGTATATGACGATTCAGGAAGCACGAAACATCGCAGAGGGAGAAGTGGGGAGAAAACTGACGGATAGAGAGTTCCGCTTTGTTCTGTGTTATACCAAGAGAAAGGCGAGGCTGACTGGACATGATGTTTCGTATGTTCCGCTTCTCCTGATTGATGAAATCAAGAATCATGTTTTCAGAGAGAATATCAACAGCATCTCTAATGAGTTTGGTCATTGCCTCTCTGAGATTGGAGGAATGAGCTGTGTGTGATATTTGCGGAATGTTCCCTTGCATGAAAGGCTGCCCGAACGAGAAGGAGGAAGAACCTGTTCATTGCTGTACCCGATGCGGTGAGCCAATTTTCAGCGGCGATAGATATGCTGAAATTTGCGGTGAAACGCTTTGCGAGAGCTGCACCGATAATATCAGCGCAAGCGAATGGCTTGATATTGTCGGATCTGAATGGCAGATTGCGGAGGCATCTTGATGGCTGAATTGACGTTTGATCCCGAAAAACATATTTACAGGCTTGATGGGTTCATCATCCCGTCCGTAACGCAAGTCATGAAGCCGCTGGCTAATGAAAAATACAAGGATGTTGACCAAGAAGTGCTTGATGCAGCAGCAAAGCGGGGCACAGCCGTACACAGCGCATGTGAGTTCTTCGGTCTGTACGGGGCGGAGGAAATTGAGCCTGAGTATCAGCCGTACTTTGATGCGTTTCTTGCGTGGAACAGGGAACACGAGATCGAGTATATCGAGACAGAGCAAGCGATCTGGCATAAGCAACTGCTATATGCCGGAACTCTTGATTTGATTGCACTTGTTGATGGCGTTCTGACACTTGTGGATTACAAGACCACATACAGAATCAACGATATGCTGACCGCTGTTCAGCTTGAAGCGTATCTTCGTGCCTTGGAATCACAAGGGAAAGGCGCGGATGGGAAAGCGATTCTCCAGCTTCGGAAAAATGGCACTTACTGTTATAAAGAATACCCTGCGCACGATCTTGAGGCATGGGATGTATTTACTTCCCTGCTGAAGATTAGAGCATATATCGAAAAGAACTAGGAGGAAAGCACATGGAAGCGAGACAGTTTGAAGAAGTTGTCGCTTGCGCTCCGAGCGACGAAGAAATAGCGGAGCAGAAAACCAATGCGATGGTTGAGGATGTGAAAACCATCAGCAAACAGGCCGCTGTGCTGAACATTCAATCTGAGGCAGATTACAATGATGCTGCCGAGATCGGCAAAGGGATCCGAGCAAGGATTAAAACTGTGCAGGCTTTGTTCAAACCGATCAAAGAAGCAGCCAACTTGGCGCATAAGCGTGCTTGTGAACAGGAAAAGGCTCTGCTTGATCCTCTCAAAAAAGCAGAACAGGCCGTCACCTGTGAGATGAGTCGGTATACTGAGCAGCTTGAAAAAGCGAGGATTGCCGCAGAGGAAGCAGCCAAGGCTGAGGCACAGAAAAAGAGTGATGAGTTGCTTCAACAGGCGGCAGAGTTTGAGCAGATCGGAGAAAGCGACCTCGCGGCTTCAGCTTTGCAGGAAGCGCAGATTCTCAACGAGTCGTCTGACGCTATTTCCGTTTCTGTTTCGGCACCTTCTGTGAAAGGTGTATCGAAGAGGGAGGACTACGAGGTTATCGTTGAGGATCCCGAAAAGGTTCCGATCTCCATTCTCGGAGCTGTTATTCGTCCTGTTGACCTTGCTGCTGTAAAACGGCTGGTCAAAGCGACCAAAGGCGACATTCTCATCCCCGGCATCCGTGTTATCAAAACCAAGAAAACGGTTCTCAGGGCGTAAGGAGGAGTGCGTATGGAAGAAGAAGCCGTCGGGTTGGTTCAGTATGAGTCCGCTTATGGACATGTTAAATTGTCCGCTGATACCGTTATCAATTATCTCGCAAAAGGAAAAACCAAACTGACAGAGCAGGAGGCTGTGCTTTTCGTGCAGCTCTGCAAGTATCAGCAGTTGAACCCCTTTGTCGGTGAAGCGTATGCCGTTAAGTTCAATGACGATTTTCAGATGATTGTCGGCTACGACACATATAAGCGTCGAGCCGAAGAAAACCCCGATTATCGTGGAAAATCCAGCGGCATTGTGGTCAAACGCGGGAGTGAGTACATCAAAAAACGTGGATGCTGCGTATACCCCGGCGAGAGCCTTATTGGCGGCTGGTGCAGCGTAGTGCGCGAGATCAATGGCAAAGAGGTGGAGGAATATCGGGAAGTCAGCCTCGCAGAGTACGACCGGAATATGGCAAATTGGAAAACAAAGCCGGCCACTATGATCGAAAAGGTAGCGGTGTCTCAATGCTTGAGAAATGCTTTCCCCAAAAACTTTGCTGGCCTCTATACCGAGGATGAAATGCCCTCTGCGCAGGAGATTGATGGCTCTGATTTTGAGAAAAAGCCTGAAGCACATGCGAATGATGTCTCCGAACCTGCATCCGATGTTGTAACGCAGCAGGAGCGGCGAGCTATGTACGACATGGCGAAAATTGCGTGGGGATCGGAGTCTGTCGATGCAATCAAAACTCTTTGTCAGGAGCGGAATATCGCCAACACCAAGGAGATGAACCATGCCCAGTATGCGGAGATTATGGCAATCATCAACGAAGCTATTGACCAGCAAGAAGTTTCTATTCAGAATGCTGAACAGCCTGATGACTATGAGGTGCATTGAAAGGAGGTGATAAAGCATGGCATCCAGAGAGATTAAGCAGCTTGATAATCTGATGGATGGAGCTGTCGCGGAGCGTTTCAACGCTGAGCTTAAAAAAATTTGGGCGAACATCTTTGACCATCGCACCAGCCCTACGAAGCCGAGAGCCATTACGCTCAAATTCGTTTTTACACCAAATGTGAATCGCGATGCTGCTGACATGACCTATGAGGTTACGACAAAGCTGGCAGCACCGGAGGCTATGAAGCAGATGGTTATGATGCGTCAACGGGACGATGGCACGGTCGTCGTCACTGAGCATACCGATCAAATCCCCGGTCAGATGGATATGGATGGAAATGAGCAGCCTGAACCGACAATTGCTCAGTTTAATGATGGTTCTCAGATCCCTGCCGTAGTCGAGTTCAGAAAACAGAAAGAAAACTAATGGAGGACAACATGAGCGAAATGACTGATTTTTCGTCTGCATTGCAGAGAGCGTTTGACCTTGGTGACAAAGCGGCTACGGCTCAGTATGAAGCCCAAAATAGACCTAATATCATCGAGCATGACGGTGCGGCGTACCTGTACTTCAATGGGAAGCTCACGCAGATTGAGCCTGCGGAAATTTACCATCCTGAAACCTTCTACGCTTCGACCCTTGAGGGACTGTGCGATTACATTCAGGCTGATTCTGATGAGCAGTTTGTCACGGGTCAGCCTGCACCTCTCGTCGTTGTTGAAAGCCCCGTTCGCGTCAATGTTTATGGAGTGATCGTCGGAGAAAAGAAGGAGCGCCCTCTGCTTGCGAGTTGTGAGTATGAAGCACCTGAAATCGCGATTGGCCAGTATATTGATGCAGAATCGTTGTTCATCAATATCCAATCGTGCTTTGTTGCGGACGAGAACCGCGATCTGGTCTGTAAAGTGGTCAATAACATGACTGAGGAACAGTCTGTTCAGACTGCGGATGACGGCATCAGCCAGCGAGTCATTCTCAAGGCTGGTGTTCAGGAAGTAGACAAAACGATCTTCAGGAATCCTGCTTTCCTGCGTCCTATGCGCACGTTTACCGAAGTTATGCAGCCTCAGTCTCCGTTTGTTGTCCGCTTCAAGGAGGGCAGGAAAGCCGCGCTTTTTGAAGCAGATGGCGGGGCTTGGAAACGTGAAGCAATCGGCCTCATCGGAGCGTATCTCAAAGAAAAGCTGCGCGACTGCAATGTTGTCGTTATTGCGTAAGATTACATGGAGAGGGGCAGGGCCTCTCTCCTCGACTTTTTGGTGATAGCATGGGAGCGATCAAGGTCTACGATGGAGTGAATGATAGGCAGCTCAGAAGGGCTGCTGTTGAGGCGAATGTCTCAAAAGCTGAGGTACTCGGCTGTCTGATTGCGCTCTGGCTGTGGGGCTTGGAAAATGCGGATTCAAGTGGGCTTGTTGAGCGTTGTGATCGGACAGAGATTGTGCAGTGTCTCTCGACTGTATCTGGAAAGGCAAAAGAAGTATCTGAAGCACTGTTTGCCGTACGATTTGTTTCAGAAACCGAGAATGGTATTGTTCTGGCAGATTGGGAAGAACAGCAAGGCTGGCATTACCGCGAAGAAGCAAACCGAAAACGGAACACGGAAAGAAAGCGTGAAGTAAGAGCTGCGCAGAAGAACAGTCAGGAAAAAGTAGTGCAAGAGCTGCCGATGATCTCAACAGGGACTCAAGCCGAGTCTGCACCGAAAAAACCTGTCAAGAAGCATTATGCCGATTTCGTTCTTCTTACTGCTGAAGATTACGAAAAGATTGTTGATAAGTACGGCGAGGAGCTTGCCGCTTCTGCTATTCAGATATTGAATCAGTACATTGGATCTACTGGGAAAAAGTACAAGAGCCATTACATGACGCTGATTGGATGGCCGATAAGGGAAGCTATGAAGCGGAATCCGAGTCTGTATGCGAAACATCAGCAAGAGAAGGAGGGCAAAGGTGGCGGAAATCCCTATGCCACCGACATGCAGGAATGGGAGTAAGTGTATTCCAGAATGTATTTGATATGCTCGTGCAAAAAGCATCGTACCCTGCCAGCGCAGGTGATTATGTCGGGGAAGATGGACTGATTCATTGTGGCATTTGCGGCAAGAAAAAGCAATGCAGGGTTGAAATTGTGCTTCAAGGCAAAAAAGTCATCAGAACACCGCCTGTTCCATGCGACTGCCGACAGAAAGTTATTGATGAGGCTGTCAAAAGGGAAGAAAGCATTGAAAGAGCTGAGAAACTCAAACTCTTGCGAAGCATGAGCCTTATGGATAAGAAGTTTGAAAATCTCCATTTTTCCTCTCTCCAACAGACCAAATTTAATGAGCGCCCACTTAAAATTGCGCATAGGTATGTTGAGCGATTCGATCTAATGTATCAGAAGTGCCAAGGAATGCTGTTTTATGGGCCTCCGGGGACAGGAAAAAGCTACCTTGCCGCAGCAATCGCCAATGAGCTTATGGAAATGCAGAAGTCCATCATCATGACATCGTTCGTCAAGATACTCGATAAAACAGCGGAGTCGGAATCGCTGGTCGATTCTTTGAATCAGGCAGATTTGCTCATTATTGATGATCTTGGAGCAGAACGCGAAACATCCTACGCATTAGAGCGTGTCTACAATGTCATAGACAGCCGATACAGGGCAAATAAGCCGATGCTGCTAACTACCAACCTCGGCGTTGATGAGCTGAAAAACAGCGACAATATTCAATATCGAAGGGTCTACGACAGGATCCTTGAGATATGCTACCCTGTCGAGTTTACTGGCCCGTCTTGGAGGAGAAAGGAAGCAGGAACTCGATACAATGAAATGCTGAAGTTATTGGAGGAAGACTAATGGAAATCATGCTTGGTGAAAAACTCAAAGAATTGCGAGAAAAGAAAGGCTATAAGCAGGCAGATGTTGCCGATCTTGTTCCTGTGTCGCCCAGCGGTTATCGCGGATGGGAAAGCGGAACGACAATCCCTGATACTCGAACTCTTGCCAAACTGTGCGAGATATTTGAGGTTTCTGCGGACTACTTGCTGTTTGGCAAAGAGGAGGAAAAGAAGACCGAGGGGGTTTATGAGCTGGAAATCTACAAGGAAGAAGATCGGGTTGCCGTCGTTGGCATCCTCAACAAAAATGGGTATGCCACTTGCATGGTGTCCCGCCTGAAGAACCCCGGTGGAAAGGCAAAGAAGTATCTTGTACTTGCCCGACCCTGTGAAAACGGAAGGGGGCTTGAGGAAATTGATTGTTGATTTCACTGTCCAAGGAGAGCCTTTCGGCAAGCAGCGTCCGAGGCTTTCAACTGTGAATGGCTTTTCGATGGCTTATACTCCGCAAAAGACGGCAGTGAAAGAGGCAATTGTTAGGGGAGAATATGAGCGCCAGTGCGGTAATGCCTATTTCCCTGAAGGGGCAGTTTCCGTCATGCTTTTGTTTAGCCTCAGCATCCCTGCGAGCGCGAGCAAGCGGAGAAGGCAGATGATGCTCGATGGCTTCATTCATCCGACCAAGAAACCTGATATTGACAATGCCACAAAGCTAATTCTGGATTCTCTGAACGGTGTTGCATGGAAAGATGATAAGCAGGTCTGCTTCCAGTGCGCCATGAAGATTTATTCGGAACAGCCTTGTGTTCGGGTCATCATCGAAGGAAAAGCCGAGGGGGAGGAATACTATGATGGTTCTTTACGGGGTTTGTACAGTCGCTCTTTGCATCGCTACTGGAGCTTTGGTATCTAACTCGTATCTCAAGAAAGAACGGAACGAGGCTATCAAGAGCAGGAATGAGGCGAAAAGGAATCTTTCTGCCAGCGCGGAGGAAGTCAACCGGCTTTGTCTCAGAGAAGCGTATAACAAAGGCGCAAATGATTGTGCTCGTCGTGATGAGGATGGGCGGGTTTATCGCCGCAAAGAAGCCCCTGTGTTCACTGTATATGATGGAGATTACAGCGTGAAGTAAATAATGGAGGACAGCATGAAGACGGCAAAAGCTATTGTATTTGGATTGGCGGGTCTAACCTGTCTCCCGCTTGCGGTTGCGGAAACCGCATTGAAACCCGTTGTCAAGAGGGGAAAGAAAGCCAAGAAGAAGGGGAAGAAGCGCAAATTTTTCTTCTGAAATTACGTATTTGATAATTTTTAAGAGTGATGAATGATAAATGCGAAATGAGAGATTGTCGGAACTGCGGAAACGCTGTCATGGTTTGTTGCGAGAAGTATGTCTGCAAGCTGACCCGATCTGCAATGGGAATGTGGCTCACATACGATAAAGGAACTACACCGTGGTTTGCACACTGCTCTGGATCTCTCTGGAAAAGGAATGAAACATAACTATGTCAGACGGACATCCATCTGACCGTCAGCAGGACATCCATCTGACCGTCAGATGGACGATACAAACAAGATAACGAATATGTGAGGAATATATGGATAAAGTCAGAAGGTTGGCAAGATCGTTTCTCGCAAAGATCGGATTTGAGGTTTACCGCTTTTCCGTTGAAACGGTTCGGACATTCAGGCTCGGTAGGTTTGTTGTTCGGGAGAAAATACCAGAGGTAGAAATTGTCCGAGACTATACGTGCGGAACACATCGCTGGGTATATTGGTGTCCGCTTTGCCTCAGAACTGTTGAACCGGATATGGCCCGCTGTATCTGCGGACAGAGACTTGATTGGGATTGGAAGCAGGTGATCCAGTGAAATACGGACGGTGCTGGCTGTGCGGAAGATATGGCTTGATGGAGGAGCACCACATCTTTTCTGGCGCGAACAGGAAGCTCTCTGAAAAGTATGGTTTGAAGGTATTGCTTTGCGGAGAATCATGCCATCGCAATGGAAAGAAAGCTGCACATGTCAGCAAGGAGACAGCCCTTGCCCTTCATCAGTATGGTCAAAAGTGTTTCATGGAAGACAATGGAGCATCCAAGGAGGACTTCATCGAGATTTTTGGACGGAATTACTTATAAGTTGTAGGAGGAACTGCGATGGAAATTGACAGTGAATTGCTTGATACCATTGTTCGGACAGCCTCTGAGGAAGCGATTAAAGCGTACATCAAAGCATCAGCGGATGCAGCAAAGGAACACAAGGACAGGAGACTTCATAATACCAAGTTGATTCTGAAGAACTACCACGCATTGAAGACTCATTCGTCCAGCAGCATTTCTGAATTGGCCGATGTTGTTGATGAGGAAGTCTTCAGCCTCCTCAGCGCGATGCTTCAAAAGCCTGACGCGGACGAGTTGAAAATAAGAAGCATTAAAAATTCTGTTGTGAGAACGAAGATCATCCTCGAACATATTGACACCATGCTCGAAGCCTACCAGCGGCATTGCGAGAAATGCAATCTTACAGCTCAAATGCGGAAGCTCAACGTAGTTCTTGATCTGTATGTGCGAGAGAGCGGCTTGACTCCAACTGATATTGCCGAAAAGTATCATATTGATTTGCGCACACTCTATCGCCATGTTGATTCGGTTTGTGAGGAACTGTCTGTATATCTGTTTGGCATTGAATTTTCTAGATAATTACGCAAATACTTGTTATCAATTAAAAAATAATTTATTTATTTTTGTAAAACTATTTACACACAGAAACGGTTCTGCTACGATACGTCCGCAATCAAAAATACAACAAATCGGAGGTGTCGGAAGATGACTGAGCAAGAGTATCTGGCGTATCGTAATCGACTTGTAGAAGAAATGAAGAATCAGCTCTCCAGCAAAAGCGCTGATGAAATCGGTGATATTGCGCAATGTTTTGCTATCGCAATGGAAATTCTCCGCGATCAATACAAAAGAGGTTGATCGCCATGAAGTACAAGATTGTTTATCAGAGCATATCTGCAAATGGGGCGCATAGCGAGCCTCGAACCTATGAGTGCAAGAACAACGAAGACTACAAACGCTGTGTTGATTTGTTTAACTCTGGAAAGATCAAAATGTTAGCTGTGAATGACCGGCAGATCAACAAGAAAGGCGACATGCCCAAAGTAAAGAAGTCGAAGATAACCGGTTTAAGCGATAAGTTCGGCGTTTGAGGTTTTCAGACCACCTGACGGCAGGTGGTCAACAAAGCCCCAGAAGGGCCGACAACAAAGGAGGAATCCAAAGATGTCTGATTTGTTCTGGATCTGTTTCACCATTGCTTTGGTCGTGATTGCGGCCTATGTCCCGATTGCGAGTTACTCGAAGCATTTCAACTGATGAGAGGAGAGGAATTCCATGGATGACTTCAAGGTTTTCATCACGAACCTTGGCAAGTACAACGAGGGGTACTTGCTTGGCGAGTGGGTCACGCTTCCGACCACTCGCGATGAGCTGAAGGAAGTATTCAAGCGTATCGGGATTGGTCGTAAGGACGAATTCGGTCAGACTTACGAGGAGTGGTTCATCACCGACTACGAGGTGCCGTCCTGCGTGTCTGATGTGTACGATCAGCTCGGTGAATACGAAGACCTCGATCTGCTGAACTATCTCGCAGCTCGCTTTGACGAGATGGAAGATTATGAGCTTGACGTTTATGAGGCTGTCCTTGAAGCAGGAATCTCCGATGGGACTGACTTGGTTGATCTGATTAACCTTACCTTCAATCTCGATAGTTATGATCTGATGCCCGATGTAAATGATGACTACGCTCTTGGAAGCGTGATGGCCGATGAACTTTATTCGGAGAAAGAACTCGGCCCGCTTTCAAGCTATATCGACTACGAGCGGTATGGCCGAGACATTCGGCTGGAAGAAAGCGGAGACTTTACTTCTGAAGGGTATATCCGTGAAAACGGATGTGTGATGAATGAGTTCAATGGCATCGAGGATGTGCCTGAGGACTTTCTTGTTATCAGAGAAGCGGAGGAATAAACGTGGAAAAGAAGTTTGATATGGCTGCCCCCCCTGTTGATCCCACTGAGAAGCAGAGGGCAAAAGAGATCCCTGTAAGTCGTTGCAACCGTGATGACATTAACCGGCTGATGAATCTGTTTGCGGTTGATTCCGAACTGCATAAGACCAAGGAACAGATGGAGCACAGAATCCGGTCTATTCCGAATGGATGGCGAAATTTCAGATTGATTGAGTCGTTGTACGGGAAGTTCCTTGCTGACCTTCTTCTCACTGTTCCGGCCGAAAAGCTCGCCAGCCTCAAGAGGATGCTGCCCGGTATGCTCTACAAGGCGTACTATGCCAAGCCGGCCTCGGTTGATAAAGAGGAGACTTTGATCCTCACTGATGAGCTGAATGTATTATGCAAGTATGCGCATGAACATTGTCGGTTCTGCGACAGGACGAATTGTTCTCAGTGCGATCTTGGCAAAACGTTTGACAGCATCCTGACGGATGATCGCGATGGCGGATGCTGGTCAACCATCGACATTTTTGGACATGAGGAGGTGTAATTGATATGGAATGCCCGCTGTTCATCCGCCTGCCATCTGACATTATTCTCAATATCAACAGGATTGACGGTATTCAGTCATGTGGCAATGGATGGTTTTACGTTTTCAGTGGTGGCTCTGATAATCCGTTTAAGATCAATAACGATGATCGCGAGGTTTTGTTTACGGCGCTTCAACTGCTGATGAATTGGGGTGATTTGAGTGGCGCACAAGGTATTCGGGAGTGATGCTTTCCAGAATGGGGTCAATGCCCCCTATTATGACATTGAGGAGTATTGCCCTCATTGTGATGAGCTGCTTCCCATTCTGGTTGATCTTGACCAGATTCATAATTTCTTCGTAACCTGCCCCAAATGCGGCGGGAAAGTCCTTCTTTGTTCGCTTTGTCGGGAAAACTGCGATCAGAGGGACGGGGTATGCCAGATGAGCGATCCGGCTACCAATCTGAGGCGGCTTTGGGCAGAGTTTGGAGACATCCCGATCAATGATCGAGATGAAATCGAGGAGCCGTTTCTTCATTTCGAGAAAGGCACTGATCGTTTCGAGATATGGCATTGGTTTGATGAACGTTACCCCGGCGGAGTAGTGGCACTTATGCAGTATAACGAGAGGAATTGGCAAAAGCTAAAAAAGTCAGTCTACGAACTGCCGAAGATGGTGACGGACAACCCGCAGGGCAATTTTGAGGTGATGCTCAATCTTGTTTACGGAAAAGATCGGTGGAGTTACATTCGCCACGGTGAAAAGGATATGTCGATTACGGATTTCTGCATGAAAGAGCTTTGCCCGAAGTTTGGATGCCCTGAATTTGCTGATCAGACCATGACCTCCGAGGAACAAGACGAGTTTCTTTCTGATTGCGTCTTTGACGGTTGCCCTGTTGCGACTGTGTATGCGGCGCTCAGCGGATATGGTCATCTGCGTGACAGGCTACGGAAACACGAGGACGCGATGAAAGTTTCGACGCAGGAGGAAGAGAACCATGAGTGACCCAAAATGCCCGTATTGCGGGAACGAGATGAGATTTCATCGTGAAACGATTTTCGGAGCAAATCCGATTGAAAAGGTTGTGCGAGGGTGGTTTCGCTGCCATGAGTGTCTTGCCTGCTCGCCTAGTGTAACGGAGGGTATTCATATCGGCGAAGAAATGATGATCGTGGAAAAGGCACGAGAAAAGGCTCAGGACTCTGATGAACCGAAGAATCGAGTATTGACATTCGATGAAGTTGCCACTTTTGCAGATCTTCCGGAAATGACACTGATGTGGGTGGAAGTAAAATTTACGAAGGAAAGCGACATTTTTCAGGAAATTCCCATTGGATTCAATGGTGAACTTATGCAATTCCTTGAGGTGAACAGCGCGTCGTTATATACACATAAACAGAACTACCCGCCGGAAGATTATGGAAGCCGTTGGCGTTGCTGGTTGGAAAAGCCTACGGCAAAAGAGATGGAGGCGGCACTATGGGAGGAGTGAAAGAACCAGAGTCAGGAGTTCTTGCGTGGAGCGGCCTCGACAATCACATTGCCACGTATGATTCTGACGATCCCAATGCTGCATACGGGCAGAACGTTAAAGAGCCGATCATTTTACTCGATGGAGTTGCCTATGGCATGAAAGTAGTTGCTCTCAGTTGTGGATTTGCACCATGCGCGTACATCGAGATCCCTCGACACCATCCGTTTTATGGTAAGAACCTTCAAAAAATCCAGAACCTTTATTCCATTTCGTGTCATGGCGGAATTACGTATTCTCAAAAAGGAGTAGCTGGATATACGAAAGATGGATTCTGGATTGGTTGGGATTATGCTCATACTCCATTTGACTATGTGTACACGAGCGGAAATCCTGAGCGCAAGGGAAAGAAATGGACTCCAGCCAGTATTCGGGAAGAAATCGTCTTTGTTGCAATGCAAATTCATAACATTGGAGCTGAAAAGCATGGAGAATAGAATGTGCTTGCGGGGGGGGGATCCCTGTGAAGCGTAAGCTGTCGAAGGATCTGAGCATGAGCGAGTTGCTTGAGCTACGCGCCGAAGGAATGACGAATAAGCAGATCGCAGAGCAGCTTGGTGTCAGCGTCAGCACCGTTTATAACTACATTGGCCGCCGCAGCCAAGCAGTGAAATATGCCGAGGTGCAGAACAAGCCCTGCCCGGTTCTCGCATTGGTTGCTGATGAACCCAATCCTCTTGCCGAACGGAAGTATATTCCCAAAGAATTTGAAATCTATGAGGAGATGAGAGAAGTGGAATCCCCCGTTGGTTTGCCCATCATCAAGGAACGACATGTCTACGATCTTCAAGGAACAGCCTGTACATTCACCATTGATACCAGCAGCGATTGCATCGCCATGGGAGAGGATGATAATGGCCTTGTCAAAGGCATCCTTCAGATCAGCGACATTCCGAAGTTTATTCTTGAGCTTCAGCAGATCATGGATATCGTTGATGAGAGCAAGAAATGAATCGTACTCAAAAAGATGCAGGCTTGACTTATACTGCAACAGAAAATGTGGCAAACAAAAATATCAAACGTAACGCCAAAGAAGTTGTAGAATTGCCCTTAATCATGAGAGTAAGAAATCGCCAATTGCTTATGACTTCATATATGATATTGGTTTTCTGCTAAAAGAAAAACGCTGTTCTGCCTACGACAAAAACGGTTGCTACCATATGGAGGGCTAAAGATGGACATAGTTGGTAAGCGATTCGGCAAGCTCATTGTCAAGAACGCTGACGATCATCGGAAGGGCTATGTTGTATGCGAATGTGATTGTGGAAACATCACATCTATCAGAGCGACGAGTCTTACCAAGAAATATCAGCCGACTCGCTCCTGCGGATGTTATCAGAAAGCCGTAGCAAAAGAGATCGGGACGAAGACCATTCATAAAAACACTGAGCATCAGGTGAAAACCAATCTGCGTTATCGCACCAATTTTCAGGTCATCGAGGATTTGAATCCTCCTAAGCACAACACAAGCGGCTATAAGGGTGTCTCGTGGGATGCTAGTCGTAAAAAGTGGACGGCATACATCAGCGTACACAGCAAGCGTATTTTTATCGGGAGATACAATTCTCTTGACGATGCTGTTGAAGCACGGAGGGATGCCGAAGAGAAGTACCATCAACCGCTTATTGACCAAAAGAAAAACGATTCGGGGGTCTAAATATGATCGCAAAAAATATTTTCGTTACACGTTTCTTGAATACTGCGGAGCGAAAGAAATACGGCCTCGTACTTATCGGGGCGGAAAGGAGAGCGTGATAATGGTTACGACCGAACTTATGGCTGATGTATGGCGACTGCTTATGATTCTAGCTGGCACCTTGTTGGTTGTTGTTATTGCGTATTCCGGCTACATGATAATTGTTTGCGTCAGGAATTACATCATTTCGTGCTGGAATAGAAGCGTCTGTATTGATGGAATCCTTATTAAGCCTTGCCCATGCTGCGGAAGCAGCCATATTGGAGTAGGAACGGTTGAACAGGACGATTCGGACGTGTACTTTGTTGTGTGTCGTGTATGCCGTCTTACATCTGGTGGATCTGCCAGCAAAGCAGGTGCCATTCGCAGATGGAACAAACGAATTGACTGAGGAGGAAGGTCATGTTTGGAGATACGCTCAGGAAGCTGCGCATGATTTACGGAATTTCTGCTAAGGAGTTTTCGGAACTGCTTGGCATTTCGACTGCTTTTCTGTCTGCGATTGAAACGGGGAGGAAAGAGCCGTCTGTTGAGTTTCTGGCCAAGTGCGCAGACATTTTCGAGATCAGCCTCTCGGCGTTGGTGTTGTTGTCTGAATCCTATGAAAAGGCCAAGGCTGATGGCACGGGAAAAGTGTTCATCAAGAAAGCTATGCACAGCGTCATCTGCTTGTTGTCGAAAGGATGCGATGACGAATGAAAAAGAAGAAAGTCCAGCAGGTATTCTCGGTTGGTCAGAAGGTCGGCCTTGTACCACATTCTACGTTCAGGATCAGACGAGATCATGGCCCTGTACATGCAGTGGTTGTTCGGGTTGGCAGGCGATACGTTTATGTATGCACCACCGATCAGAACGGAGAAGCAAAGCCTTGGGATGAATACATGTTCGACAAGACTGATCTCAAACAGCAGACACAGTTCTCGCCAGACTATGATCTGTATCTCACCTATGAGGAGGCGGCAGGGGAGTACGAGAGAGCAAAGCTCGCGGCTGCTGTGTGCGCATTTCCCTCTATGAGCATCAGGCAGATGGAGCTTGAGCCGCTTAGGGCCATCTATGAAATTCTGAAGGTTGAAGCATCGAGAATGGGAGTGATGTTTGGTGACTGAGGAAGAAAGAAAGCAAGTTACCGAAGAACTCGAAAGCTGCGTTGAGAACGCATATAATGGCGTGGGAATTTCTAAGCCCGACCTTGCCGTCTGCATGTGTACAGTGGCGCTTCTGAAGAAAGCGATTGAGGCTATTAGGCAGTCTGAAACTCATTGTTGTGATGACTGCAAGCATCAGTATGAAGGTGATGAGGTACAGCATGACCCGTGCGTAGAATGCCGTTGCCGTTTCCCTGATGAGTTTGAGGCGAAAGTTACGCCCATTGAAGACGCAATGCCTCATGTCACCCTTGAGGCGATGTGTTGGAAATGCGGACACCGCTGGATTGCTGTCAAGTCTGAAAAGACTTTGCTCAAACAGCTTGAATGCCCAGCGTGTCGCGCTGTTGGTTTTGCATTTGCCACAGGGCAGGACATTTTTGAATGAGGAGAGGGTCTATGAAGCAAATCTCGAAATTCAATAAGAGCAAATGCCCTGATCCAACTGCGTATGAGGCTCTTTCGTCTATCCAGAACGAAAAAACCGAGGAAGAAGAACGAATGAAGCGTACCATCAAGACTGTCAAGTGGATCATCGAACTTGCGGGTTTTGACCTCTGTTCCAGAATCGAAATCAGAGACAAAAAGTCTGGAAAAATCTATTTGTAAGTGTCAAAAACCTGCCATTTACTTGCCACTTACGATGTTGTAATATGATAGCAGCAAAAATGACATGTACGTCAATTTTGCTATGCCGCTTCTTCATGCGGCCCTCCGTTCTAACGCGGCGGTCACGCTGCCCGCCGCGTGTATGCAGCAGTAACTCAATCGGTAGAGTGCCAGCCTTCCAAGCTGGATGCTGCGAGTTCGAGACTCGTCTGCTGCTCCACCTGTCAGCCGTTTGGTGGCTGATTGGACTCCCTTCGGGTGAAAGACCGCGTATTGGACGCTTGCGCGGTCGGTTGGTGAAATGCCAGCAATGCCGCTCTCGACAAGGTTTGTTCCGACCTTGCTGGCGGCATCTTTATGTGGGGATAGCTCAGAGGCCAGATCATCTTGAGTCAGCACCGTTAGTACACGGGTTCGGTCATTTCGGTTCCTACCGAAACAAACCGATGGCTTGCCAAGAAGTGCGTGGGTTCGACTCCCACTCCTCACTCCAGCACGGTTTCGTGCATCTTGGAAATTCCTCTCTATTCAGCATTGTTGAAGGATTGCCCCTCACCTCGCAACAATCAGCAACACAAAAGCGGCTCTGAAACGGAGCCGCTTTTGCTGTTATTCTGGATCCTTTTCTTCAGACTCAACCTCTGGCTGTTTGAAGGTGAAAGGCCCGCGATTGTAGTATTCGAGGATAATGCCATCCCTGAGATTGGCAAACGAACAGTGCGTAGGCTCAAGTGCCAGCAGTGCTTTGTACGAAATTGATTTCTGATCCTTGAAGCACTCGTTTATCAGTTTCGTCGATACGACATAGAACTCCCAGTCATCAATATTGATCGGATCTTGACGGGAATCCTTGCAGTTCCAGATGCAGAAAATGAAAATGTCAGAATGCCGATCTTTTTCAACGCTGTAAGACTCGCGATATTCGCAGAACATGCGGGTCTGGGCTATATTGAAAACCATCTTATCCTTGTTTTCGCCGCGAGCATAGTTCCTGACGACAGATTTGACTTCGAGTCGGATTCCGTGAGGGCCGACCAGATCATAGCAATGCCAGACGCGCTTTCCTTCATTCGTATCGTCTCCAGCATAGCCCATTGCGGATTTTACAAGAAACTCAGCAAGAACTCCGCGCTCCACATTATCAGACAGCCCACTGTAAGCCCAGCGCCAGAAATCAAGGATAGAAGTGCCTGACTCTTTTCCATCAAGCATGAATTGTTCATTCCCATTGTAAACCATTTGAACCCTCCGTTTGTAGATCGTGTACGCAACATAATGGCTTATTTTGGCGGGGCTTGATTTTTGGCGGGGGGGGGGTACAACTGTTTGAGAAAAAGGTCATGGTTTCGCATGTTCTCCACCTCCGTTCTGTCTGTAATCAATTCCATTATAGCATGAATTGGCAGGGAAAACAGATACGGGATGTTTTGTATATGCCCATAAAAAATACGATAAAATATCGAAAAACCCTTTACAAATATGGGGAAAATGTTTACGCTACGTATATCCGAAAAGGATAAAAAATATATAGGAGGAAAGAACGGTGAGCAACGAAGTCCTGAAAAAAGCAGTGGATCTGCTGTCGGATGAACTCAGCGAGTATGTGGAGGCCGAAAGGCTTAGAGGTATGCTTAGATCGGTAGGAATGTCCGAAAATGACATCGCCGAGCTTGGTTGGGGAGAAAAAGAATGAGCGCCAGACTCCTACATCTAGCGCTCACAGTGGTATGATATGACCTCAAAACCAAGGTCATCATACCACGCACCTCTTGATTCGTCAAGAGATTTCACAAATTGAAACCAAGGGAATCGGGAAAGCGGCTGCTGAAAGGCGGTCGCTTTTCTCGTGCAGATAGGAACGGGAGGGCATCAAATGGCAAAAGAGCAGCGCGTCATGGAAGTTGAGTGCGGAAAGCTCAAGACTGGTTTCGGAAATCCCCGAAAGATCACAGCCCAGAAAAGGAAGGAGCTTCAGAACTCGCTTGAGCAGCTTGGAGATTTCGGTCTCATTCTGATTGACGAGCAGTACAACATCATTGGTGGCAATCAGCGAGTGGCTGTCATGGCGAGCCTTGACCCTCACAGGAAGGTGCTTTGCAAGATGCTCGTCGGGTATACGGAAGCCGAGTTGCGGTCTGTGAACATCGTGGATAACACCCATGCCGGCGACTGGGATCTCGACATTCTTGCATCGTGGACAAGCGATCTCAACCTTGATATAGGAATTGATCCGAACAAGAAGGAGGTTGATGAGCGCAGCATCCCCGACATGGAACCCATTCGATTCGAGAAGTACGACTACGTTATCATTGCCTGCAACAATGAGATCGACTACAACGAATTGATCCGAAACCTCGGACTCGAAGACAAGAAGGTCAGAGTTGCAAAGCGAAAAATGAAAGCACGGGCGGTCTGGTATCATGACATCAAAGCCCAGATCGTTCCGAAGAAAGGAGAATGACATGCGGTACATGTTTGTGGTTGCCCATCCAGACGATGAAGTCCTTGGCGCGGGCGCCTTTTTGTATTCTATCAGCCAGTCTGATGGAGAAGATACTGCCTGCATAGTTATTCTCAATGCCGATTATGAAAAGACTCGGAAAGAGATGTTCACCGACATCGAGAAAAGCCATGAAATCCTCGGCATTACGGATCATGCCCTGTTCAGCTACAAGAACATGAACTTTATGAACGAGAACCACCGAGAGATGGTTGAATGTATCGAAGATGAGATTAGGCGGTATAAGCCCGATGTGATCTTTACACATTTCGATGGCGACTTGCACAATGACCACAGAGTTACCAGCATCTGTACTCAGCAAGCGGCGAGGCTCTATCAGCGGCATGGGGCAGGGCATAAGGTAGTGGCCTTGTATGAGATGGAAATCCTGTCTTCAACCGGATGGAGCAATCACTCCTTCAGACCGGACACCTACATCATGGCAAGCGAACAAAGCATTTCCAAGAAAATTCAAGCCCTCGGCGTGTACAAAAATGTTGTGCGCCCCATTCCTCATCCAAGGAGCGAGGAGTGTATCAGGGCGCTTGCCATCGTGAGAGGGTCTGAAATCGGCTATCACTATGCTGAGGCGTTTAAGACTGTGTGGAGGGATGGCGTATGATTGTAGCATCACACCAGATTGACATCCTCCCATACCCCGGCTTCTTCAACCGCATGTGCGTTGCAGATGTGTTCGATCTCGGCGGACATTATGACCTCTGGCGCAAAGGCAAAGGAATCTACCAACACAGAGTCATGATTGGAACCGACTCAAAGCCCGTGTGGATGACGCTACCTGTGATTGCGCATCATGGCATGAAGCAGAATGAGGTTATGCTTGACCGAGAGAGGATGGTTGAGTGCTTTTACGATAAGATCGCAGGAGTGTACAGCGCATGGCCCTATTTCGGCAGGTATAAGAATTTTCTCAGGGAACAGGCCGAGAATGCTCCTGCATACCTCTGGCAATTCAATTTTGCCATGCTGCTTTGGGCAAGAGACGTGCTGAATATCACGACTCCGCTTGCATTTGCACACGACTATCAGGAGAAGACTGCATCTGCGCAGATTGCCGCGCAGGTTAATCGCTATGGAAGCACCTATCATCAGGCTATGACCTATTATTCAGGGGCAGGCGGGAAGAACTACCTCAACAAAGAAGATTTTGACAGGCGCAGCATTGATGTCGTCTTTCAGGACTACTCAAAGATCCCTGTGCCGGAAGGATTCAGGACTGTGAGCATCCTGTCTCTCATCATGAAGTACAGCCCCGAAAAAGCAGCGGAATACCTGCGAGGTTTTTCTTCCGAACACCACCTGACGCATGGAGGTATCCAGCCATGAAAGAGCTGACCTTCAATGTTTATGTGCCAAGCTATCAGCGATATGGCGATAAGGTGAGGATTTATGACCACCTTGAGTATTGCACCTACGTTGTGCGAAAGAGTGAGGAGGCAAAGTACCGCGCCGCCGGCATTGAGCGAATCTGGGGTATCGAAGACTCCCTGATTGACAGCATGCACAAGGTATTCCAGTACATCATTGACGAAAGCCCAGAAGATGTCATCTGCATCGTGGATGATGACGGCAAGTTCATGTACAGGAATATCGACAACAGCGATATGACCAATGAGCAGGCATCCTCTGAGCTTGAGCGTGTTGCGCAGATGATGGTCGATCTGAATATCGGATATGGCTGTACAGACGCAAACCCTGCGCCTTTTTATTACGATCAGGAGTTCAAGTTCAAGGGAATGTCCGGCGGCTGCAAGTGGTTCAATAAGGCTGCGTTTGGCGCAAGGATTGACCCTGCGACAAATTACAATTTCGACCTCGATCTTGAGCTTCAGGAACTGCTCACGCATAGGGTAATATTCAAGCCCGTCTATTTCATTGACGTTGGTGGAATGGACACCAATGCAGGAGGCTCCAACGTGGACAAGAACCAGACCAAGCGCATTGAGGGCATCATGTACACGAAATCGAAGTGGGGAAAGTATTTCGATTATAACTTCGACAGCAATAAGGCAAAAATTAAAGTCATAAGATAAAAACTGGCAATATCTATTGACAACGGAGGTGGAGGTGGTACGATACGCACGCTCACTAAATAAATAACACGGAGGATTGAATGAGATGGCGTATCAGTATCAGATGTACACCCTGCATCATCACAGCATGTATGACATGGCTTCGATGCTGCAAAAGTCTATTCGCAGGGCCGATATCCAGAGAGCAGGATATGCGGCCTATGAACTCTTTGGCAGCTACCACACCTATATGTGGAAGCGGCTGATTGTTTCAAGCGCAGAGGACTGCTACGGGATTATCACCAAGGAGATCATTGCGCTGAAGCTCGCGGACGATCAGGTCAATGCAGGAAAGAAAGGCTACGACAAGGATCCGCTCTTTGCGGCAAAAGCAATCGTCCTTCTGTGCGCGGCACGGAAGAATCGAGATGCCTGTTATGTGGCCTGCAACTTCATGAGTGCTGCAAAGCTGCTTGAAGAAAGCGAGATTGAGCATGTCGATATCTCCAAGTGCAGCCTTGGCGATGAAGGAATCCCAGATTGGGTATTTGATGTTCACACCTACCGAGGGCGGCAGAACGGAAAGACCGAGTTTGATATGGGTGAAGACGAGCAGAAAGCTCTGACCCCGCATCAGCTCGGTTTCTTTGATTATGGGGATTGGACAAACCATGATGAGAAGCGGATTGCGTCTGGCAGGGTATCTGAGAAGGAAATCAAAGCGCTTGAGGAGACATACAGCACCAGAGTGCTTGATCCGACTCAGATTCAGGAATGGGAGGATAAATGTCAGTGGCTCAACCGACAGATTGAACAGCTTGTTCAGGAACGCGACCAATGGAAGAAGATGTACCTGAATCTTGAGAAGTTCTCATCTGGCATGGGAGGCTCGAATGAAAAGAAAGAGTGAAATCGTCAGAGAGCTTGTTGCGGGCGGAAAGATCAAGGAAGCCCTGCGGATAGCCAAAAGCTTTCGCAGAGGGATCACCAAGGAGCAACAGAACAAAATGAGTATGGCGTATGAGTGCATCATGTATCCAGATTTCTATAAGAGTTTGGGGCATGACATCGGTTCGGAAATCGAAGCCGGTACAGCGGTTCTTCTGCATTTCTACGGCAGCAAATAGGCAATAAACAAAATATATTCGGAATAGGCCACGGAAGCTCTCAAGGGCTTAAATGGCCTATTTTTAGTATATACGGAAAGGATTTGATTGCTTGGGCGGTAAGACACAGATTTCCGCTTCTTCCGCCCCTAAAAAAACCGGAAAGGGCAGCAGGAAGCCGAAAGCAAAGGCGAAGAAGGAAAGGCTTGCGGCTGACTACATTGGAAAAGGCAAGAGTGCTGATGAATGGGTCAGCAACAGCGGCCTTGCCATTATTTCTGGATGGGCCAGAAACGGCCTGACCTTCAAAGAGATTGCCGAAAAAATCGGCATAACAGATCGGACTTTCAGGACATGGAGGAAGAACTATGCTGAGATTGAAAAGGTTTTGCAGACCAACCGAGAGATGGCCGACCTTGCGGTCGAAGGAAGGTTGTACTCAAACGCTCTGAACGGCGACAACACCGCGATCATCTTCTACCTCAAGAATAGAGATCCAAAGAAGTGGAAAGACCATCCTGTCAGTGCCGATATCGAACTCAAGAAGACTGAGCTGGATTTGCTTAAAGCTGAAAATGAGCGGAAAAAGCTAGAGCTTGAGCAGAAGAAATTAGATTATCAGATGGAGTGCCTCAGATATCAGATTTCCGGCGCTCAGGGCGATGAAAAGACTGAAGCCATTAAGGAGTTCCTTGAGGCTGTAAATCCGACAAACGAACAAATTGACGAGCTATATGACGAAATTGAGTCTGAGGAGGTGAGCGAGGATGATGCCTGCGATGGAGAAGAAAACGGGTCGTAGGCGAGCGGCATTCAGATTCAAGCCGTTTTCTCGAAAACAGAAGCAGCTTCTTTTCTGGTATAAAGCAAAAGCCAACGCAGATAAGAGTATGATTATTGCCGATGGTTCAATTCGATCTGGAAAGACCATCGCCATGATCTGTTCTTTTTTGATGTTTTCAATGAACACATTCGAGAACACCGATTTCATCGTAGCAGGCAAAACGATCTCGGCTCTGAAACGAAATGTCGTGAATCCAATGCTCCGAATCATCGCTGCGTTTGGCTGGAGCTATCGCTATAATCGAGGTGGCAACTACATCACAGTCGGAACGAACACGTTCTACCTGTTCGGCGCAAGCTCAGAAGCGGCACAGGATGTGCTTCAGGGTATGACGGCCGGCGGAGCTTTTGCCGACGAGGCGGCACTGATGCCAAAGTCGTTCATTGAACAGATGATAGGCCGTTGCTCACTGGAAGATGCCCGAATATTCATGAACTGCAACCCCGGATCGCCGTTCCACTGGCTGAAAGCCGAAATGATTGATAAGGCTGATGAGAAAGGCTATTATGTCCTCCACTTCAAAATGGACGACAATTTGTCTTTGAGCGATAAGGTCAAACGCAGGTACATGCAGCAGTTTGATGGCGTGTTCTATGAGCGGTACATCCTCGGTAAATGGGTTATGGCAGAGGGGCTTATTTACAGCATGTTCGGGAAGGTTTGCGAGTACAGCGAACATCTGACTGAGGAGAAAAGGCTGCTCTGCCAACGGTATATCGCGGTTGACTATGGCACGGCAAATGCCTGCGTGTTCCTTGATATCTATGATGATGGGCAGACAGCGTGGCTTGAGAAGGAATATTACTATGACGGACACAAGGAAATGCAGAAAACGGACGGTCAGTATGCCGATGATATGGATGAGTTTGTCTCCGCATGGAAGGTAATGCCCAAAGCAATCATCATTGACCCATCTGCACTGTCATTTCGTGTGGAACTCCGAAACAGGGGTTACAGGATTATCGAAGCAGACAATGATGTCATCAATGGCATCCGCAAAACCTCAAATATGCTGAAGAAGGGGATGCTCAGAGTCCATGAGGATTGCACGAACACGATTGCTGAGTTCGGAACATATTCTTGGGACGAAAAGGCAGGAGAAAAAGGCATAGAGCAGCCGATCAAGGTTGCCGACCACTCTATGGATGCACTTCGGTATTTCGTATCGACAGCGATAAAAGACAAGCGTGTTGCGCGTGGAATTGGTGGTGAGTAAGGTTGTTTGAAAGAGCAAAATCATTCATAAAGGGGGTGGTTGGAATGGAGCAGAAGGATGTTTACTCGGCTATGGGACTCGTCAACCCGCTCACCACTGACATGGTAAGCGCAATCAGAAGCTGGTGTGAGCTGTACAGAGGTATTGCTCCTTGGCTGGCAAGGAATCCTGTGTCGCTTGGGTTGCCATCTTCCATTGCCAGCGAAATGGCTACCACGGTGACTGTCGAGGCATCCGTAGAGGTTGTTGGTTCTCAGAGAGCCGATGCAATCAATGAGGTGATCGGACGCTTCATGGAGAAAGCCGACACCAATGTTGAATATGCCTGTGCAATGGGTGGAATCATCTTCAAGCCGTATGTCGATTCAAGGCAAAAGATTGCTATTGATGTTGTTCAGGCCGATGCTTTCTACCCTGTTGAGTTTGATTCAAATGGCAACATCACCGCCTGCATGTTCGTTGTGTACAAGGTTATTGAGTCTCAGGTGTTTCACAAAGTCGAGTATCATCAGCTTAGAGACGGCGAGTATAAGATCATCAATAGGGTATTTGCTGGATATGCGACAGGCGATTATGGCAGAGAAGTCGGACTTGAAGCCGTTCCTGAGTGGTCGTCTATTGCCCCAGAGGTTACAATCAGCGGCCTGACAGAGCCACTTTTTTCGTACATGTCGATCCCGATTGGCAACAAGGTTGATCCTCGCTCACCTGTTGGTGTGTCGGTATACTCAACATCCATTGGGATTATTGAACAGGCCGATAGGCAGTATCAGCGCTTTGTGTGGGAGTATGAGGCGACCGAAGCAGCAATTGATGCCAATGAGGATATGTTTGCCTCTGATCTCGCAGGAAGACCTGTTCTTCCGGAGGGAAAGGAACGCCTGTATCGAGTGAACTACATTGACCCGAAGCAGGCCGGAGACAACCTGTTCAAGATCTACTCGCCTGCGATCCGTGATGAGAGCTATATTCGTGGTCTGAATGAGCATCTGCGAAAGATCGAAGACAAGACTGGATTATCCAGAGGCACATTCAGCGATCCGCACGATGATACAGCTCGAACGGCTTATGAGCTGAAGATCACCAAGCAGAGGACGTATGCGACCGTAACAAAGATTCAACGAGCCTTCCAACGGGCGCTTGAGCATCTGGCAGCGGCAATCGACGAGCTGATGACGCTGTATAATTTGGCACCAACTGGCTCATATACGATGAACTGTGTTTGGGATGATTCTGTTATCATCGACGCTGACACCGAGCGAATGACTGATCGCGAAGATGTTAGAGACGGTCTTATGGCACCTTGGGAGTACAGAGTGAAGTGGTACGGAGAAACGGAGGAAACTGCACGGGCATTCATTGCTGACATGAAGTCTGAGGAACAGACCGATGACGAAATCATGAACTTTGGAAAAGAAAACGAGGTGAAAGCTAATGGCTAAAGGAAGATTTGGCAGCTTTTATGGCACTGCGGCTGCCGGAACAGACATGATCGCCGAATTCAAGAAGAAAGCAGACTTGATTCGCAAACCGATTCTGGCTACTGGTTTTGTGGTTTCCAAGATTGCTATCAGCGGCGACCCCGGAGTTGAGTTTACGCTTAATGGCAACACGGTTGTGCTGCCAAGCACGGGCATCTTTGAAACTGCGATTGGCATGATCGACATTGAGTCGCTTATTTTCAAGACGAGTGCCAAGGTGAACATCTTGTACATGTATTGAGGTGACTCATGTTCAGAAAAATTTTCGATGACGTAGGGTTCTTTAGTCGGGACGGTTGTATGTTCGGCGGTGGTTCTTCTACCACTGGAGGAGAAACGAAAAACAGACTGCTATGGTTATTTAATCGGATGTTCTTCAATCGCAGGGGGTGAGCGCAATGCTTACTCCCTCTTATTTGGCCGGAGTTGCAGAGCCGATGGTTAAGCTGTGGTCGCAGCTCGAACAGGACATTATGGCAGACCTTGCAAAACGCATTGTGAAAATGGGTGGCGTATCGGAAACGTCTGATTGGCAAATCAGGAAGCTGCGGGAAATGGGCATGATGGAAGACCAGATCGCAAAGCAGCTTAAAAAACTGACCAACATGTCTGATAGAGAGCTGAAAGCGGCTGTCAAAGAGGCTTGCGGCCACGCTTTGGCATCGGATGATGCGCTATATAAGGCGGCTGGTCTGTCGCCTGTTCCATTGACAGCCTCGCCTGCACTTCAAGAAGTAATTCTTGCAGGAGTTCGGAAAACGCAGGGGCTGATGAAGAACTTCACTGGGACTACGGCCAAGACGGCCAGCAAAGCGTTTGAAAATTCGCTCGATCAAGCCTATATACAGATTGTGAGCGGCGCATATTCACCGGATCAGGCTATCAGAAGGGCAATAGACAGGCTTGCCTCTCAAGGAATGGAATCTGTGGCTTATCCGACCGGACATATTGAGCGGCTGGAATCTGCCACTCGACGAGCGATCATGACTGGGTGCAATCAGACTACTGCCGAACTTCAACTGGCACGAATGACTGAGCTTGAAACTGATTTGGTAGAAACAACCAGTCATGCTGGCGCACGTCCTACCCATGCCGTTTGGCAGGGAAGGATTTTTAGTATATCGGGAAAGACGAAAGGGTATGGTGATTTCTACGCTGAGACTGGTTATGGCAATGGCGATGGCCTGTGCGGGTGGAACTGTTATCATTCGTTCTATCCGTACATCCTCGGCTTTTCCACTCCGTCCTTCTCTCGTGATCCTGCTGCCGATTCTGGCAAGAACAACGACAACCAGTATGAACTCGGTCAGATTCAACGCGGGTATGAGCGTCAGATCCGGCAAGCCAAACGTGAGTGTTCAACACTTGACGCAGCAATGGCTTCTGCCGATAGTGATGAGCTTGCTGCACAACTCAAGGCCGACTTCTCAAGAGCCTCCGTAAAGCTCAAAGCGAGGGAAGCAAAGCTCAAAACATTTGTGAGAGAGCATAATCTGCAACGAGACACATTGCGTGAGTATTCGGCTGGATGGAGTCGCAGCACAAGCTCAAAGGCTGTATGGGCCAACAGAAAATCTAAGGCGACAGGGAAGTAACTCTGCCGCCTTTTGTCATTGCCGTCGGCTGACGTAAAAGAACTGACGGCGATGCGGAGCGTTCCGAACTCCGCAGAGGCGACACCCTCGGAAAAAATCGTAATCGAAAGGAAGAACAACAGCATGAAACGCGATTTCCTCAAAGATCTCGGATTGGATAAAGAAACCATCGACAAGATCATGGATGAAAACGGCAAGGACGTTGAAGCCCACAATCGCACCAAGGAGCTGCTTACGCAGGCTCAAACGGAGAACGATGGGCTCAAGAACCAGATCACTCAGCTCAACGGCAGCATCGAGGAACTGAAGAAGACTGCTGGCGACAATGAAGCACTTCAGAATCAGATCAACGACATGCAGACGGCTCATACCGCTGAAGTTGCTGCCCTGAATCAGAAACTTTCCGATCAGGCGTATGACCACGCGGCAGATGGCTTCTTTGCTGGCGTGAAGTTTTCTTCTGCCCTTGTCGAAAAGGCTGTCAAGGAAGATTTCAAGTCTAAGGGCTATAAGCTCGACGGCGGCAAGTTCCTCGGTGCTGAGGGCTATATCGACAACCTCAAGAAGACCGATCCGGGCGTTTTTGTGGAGGAGAAAGATCAGGGGGACGACCCTGAACAGAAACCCAATTTCCCGACGTTCACGCATCCTATGAACCATCAGGGCGACAAAGGCGGACAGGTTTCCAACCCGAAGCAGAATCCGCTGTCTGGTCTGTTCATCAATCGGGTGCGTGGCTTTGACAATGAATAAGGAGTGAAAAAACAATGGCTGGAGCTATTAACTACTGCACTGAATATGCCCAGATGCTCGATCAGGCATATCCGTATGCTCTGCATTACGGTCGTTTGTATGCTACCCCGAACAATGGACGCTACAAGTGGGTGAACGGCAAGACCATCGAGATCCCGCATATCAGTGTTACTGGTCGCGTTGATTCCAACCGCGATGCGACTGGCTTCATCTCTCGTCACCATGAGAACGATTGGGAAGCGAAGACTCTCTCTCGCCAGCGTAGCTGGGAAACTCTTGTTCACGAGAAGGACATCGACCAGACCAATGCAGTCCTCACGCTGAACAACATTGTTTCTGTCTACAACAACGAACAGAAGTTCCCTGAAATGGACGCCTACTGCATCAGCAAGCTGTACACCGACTGGAAGGGGCTGAGCCAGACGGCGATCACGACCGCGCTGAGCGTTGACAACATTCTGGACACCATCGACGATATGTTTGTCGATCAGTCCGAACATCGCGTCACTCCGACTGGCCGAATCCTGTATGTTACCCCGACGGTCGCCAAGCTGATTCGCAATGCTCGCGCCATCGACCGCCAGATCAGCATTTCCAATTTCGGAGGCCGTGTTACTCGTGATGTCAACGCCATCGACAACGTTATTATCGAGGAAGTCCCGTCTGAACTGATGCAGACTGCCTACGATTTCTCCGAGGGTTGGAAGAAGGGCGTTTCTGCCAAGCAGATCAACATGCTGCTGGTTGATCCGAACGCTGTTATTACCCCTGTCAGCTACTCTGCTGCTCGCCTCGATCCGCCGTCTGCTGGCAGTAAGAACAAGTGGGTTTACTTCGAGGAGAGCTATGAAGATGTCTTCATCCTCAACCAGAAGGTGCATGGTCTCAAGTTCCACTGCGAGACTGGCGCGTAAGAAGGAGAACAGAAGATGGAACTTATCAGAGTTTGTAAAGGAAACTGTGAGTATATGGTTCCTGACTTCAAAGAGAAGGAGTACCTCGCGCTGGGGTACTCCGTTCTTAATGATGATGGAACCGTTCGTATTCATGGCAGACCTGTAACCCTTGAAGACTATAAGCTGCGCCTCGGCGAGCTTGAAGCCGAAAACCAGAAGCTCAAGGAGGCTCTTTCTGAAGCCAATGTGCAGCTTCAGTTGGAAAAAGACGAGTATACCACGCTCAAATCTGCGTATGATACTCTGACATCTTCCAACGGCACAGAAGAAACCAATTCTTCCACCACTGAGAAAAAGGCTACCAAGACCAAATAAGGCTAAATCAAGAGAGGTGATCGAAATGGCCTACATTGATTATGCCTATTACTCGAATGAGTTTCGTGGGAGCAAGATCAGAGAGGAAGACTTTGACAGACTCGCTGAAGCAGCTTCTGACATTGTTGATGCCATTTGCGATGGGGTAGACCTCGGTATATACATGGAAGGATCCCGTTTCAAGAAGGCCATTGCCTATGAGGTGGAGCTTCTCAACGCCGAGGGAGGCATTGATGCAATCACTGGACAGGCAGCCTCATCCATGTCTTCGACCTCCGAACATCTTGATGATTACACCATTACCACCTCTCGTTCTCAAGCGGCGATGAGCGGACAGTACAGTTTTAACGGGTTGCCTGTCTCGCCCATCACCGTTTCTTTGCTCAAGTCCATTGGGGCAATCAAGAGCAGATGGGTGTATGAAGGGCTGGTGGAACCCTATGGCTTCTAGTCGTGTGCTGCCGCATGTGGTTACGATATTCAACTATGTCGGAAAAGACGATGATGGAAAACCGAAGTATCAGGCGACGCTGCTCTCTGGCGTGTATTTTCGCGAACACCGTGCTGTAAATGGAATCAGTGCCCCAGACGATTACGCCATTGCTCATATCTTCGACAAAGGAACGATTGCCTCAGATGGTCGCCGGTTCCTCGACAGGTATGAGTGGGACGACAAGCTCGACCATACTGGATTCTGGACGCTCCGAGATGATGGAAAGGACTATATTGCCGAGGGCGACGTTCGCCTCTTTGGTATCTATGCGTCTCATGCGCACAGGATTGTCCGTGTGAAACGGAATCTCGCAGGAAACAAACGCATGTGGGGATGGAAGGTAGCTGCGCAGTGAAAATCAGTGCAAACTTTCGGCTTGAAATGAACATCCCATACACAGTTGCTAGATTTGATCCGAAGTTTCAACAGGCGCAGAAGTATCTCGACAATGAGGTGCTGAAAGACTGCACTCCGTATGTCCCGATGAAGACCGGCAATCTTTTTCTGTCAGGTCAGAGGGGAACTGTTCTTGGAAGCGGAGATGTCGTTTACAATACGCCGTATGCCAGAGCTTGCTACTATGGAATCCATCGTCATTTTTCCAAAGCCAAACACCCAAAGGCTTGTGCGCAATGGTTTGAGCCGGCCAAAGCGGAGAAGAAGTCGTCTTGGGTGAAAGGCGTGAACTCGGTAATCGGAGGAGCAAAATGAGCAGCGAGATTGTTGTGGTTGCTCGTGCTGTCAAAGAACATCTGAATAAATGGCCCGATAAGCCGGTTGAAGAAATCAGGACTGAAGATCTTGAAAAAGACCTCATGATGTCTATGGCGATTCAGCCGCTTGCTGGTAGCGCCAGTGAAAAGAAGTATATTGACGGAACACGGGTGGTTGTCTGGCCGTTTTCTGTCTATGTCCGCATTATTGGCAGTGACGAGAATGAAATGTTTGATGCTATCGCCTGCCTTTGTGGACTTGACGACTGGCTGCAAAGCAATGATTTGCCAGACCTTGGCGAGAAACGGGAAGCGCAGAAACTTGAGATGGTAACTCATCCAAGCATTGCTGCGTCTTATGATGACGGCACAAGGGATTATCAGGCAATCTTCAATCTGACCTACAAAACGAGGAGATGAAATTATGGCTGATGCAAATAAGCTCGTACAGCGCAATCAATTTGCGACGTACATGGATTGTGGAATCGACAGTAAAGAGGATAACCGACTCATGGGCGACGGCTTCACCAGTCTCGTCGAAAATAAAAATGCAAAGGAGTATAGCCGACAGTACGTCAACATGGCGACCGAATCCACAGATGTTGTCGGCTATGCGCCGTCTATTGCGTATACCGCAGATACCTATTCTCAGGATCCGTGTATCAAGAAGATCATGGATGTCACTGACCGAGAGCTTGTTGGAACCGACGCGCAGGTGACGATCACGAATGTGAATCTCTGGGAACCTGCTGATGGAGGCTCTGGAAAATCCTTTAAGGCCAAGCGCCGCAAGTACGCGATCATCCCTGATTCCAAGGGAGACGGAACCGATGCGCTCGTTATCAGCGGCAAGATGGCGGCTGTCACTGATGTCGAGAACGGAACGTTTGATGTTGAGACAAAGACGTTCACTTCGGCATCCGCTTGATCTGAAGGAGGCGTACCATGAGTACCGATGCGTTTATCTGTGCAGCGAAGAAAGCAGTTGCCGACTTCCTTGCTCAGTATCATCATAAGCCCATTGATGTGGCAGATGTTGTCACCGTCTGGCAATGTAAAACCCTTCAGAATTACAAGGCGATTCTGATTGGGCTGACTCAGGATGAACTCCTCTTTGAAGCCACTTACAATGGCGACAAGGATGAACTGTATCTTGATACTTACGACAAGATCAAAAACGTCTGCATCGGAGGCGCAGGGACATGATGAAAGCAATGCTGTCCCAGCCTATGGCGGGCAAAACTGAAGAAGAAATCATCGAAACCCGTAACCGCGCCATTGCTACCCTCAAGGCCAAAGGCTTTGACATTGTGAACACTTTGTTCACAGATGAATGGTACAGCAACAAGGCAATGCAGGAGCGCGGCGTGGTGCAAATTCCACTCTGCTTTCTTGCCAAGTCTCTTGAAAATATGTCGCTGTGCCATGCGGCTTATTTTTGTAAAGATTGGGAAAAAGCTCGCGGTTGCCGCATCGAGCATGAGGCGGCAAAAGCCTACGGTCTGACTATCATTTACGAAGAATAACTCGAAAGAGAGGATGAGCCTATGAGCCAGAATCTGACTGTTTGGAAATACAACAACATTGAGCTGGAACTTGATCTTGCCGATGTGACAGATGCCAAGAGGTATAACGATGCTTACGTGGCCTTGGACAACGAGGAAAAGGCCATGAAGAAGGACGTTCCCAATTATGTGTTCATTCAGGACTACTGCGCGATGTTTGAACACCTGTTTGACTCTCTTTTCGGCGATGGAACATACGAAAAACTGACTGGCGGCAGAACGCAGAACATCAATGTTGCCCATGAAGTCTACGAGAGCTTCATCGACTTTGCCAAGGCACAGACGGATTACACCATGTCGAATACCAAGCACATCGTCAACAAGTATTCTCCGAATCGAGCCGAACGCCGTGCTGCCAAGCGTTGATAAGCCGAATATTCTGATCGACACCCTGCCTGAGACGGTTGAAGTCAACGGCAGGGCGTTTTCCATTAGAACAGATTTCCGAATCGGAATTATGTTTGAACTGATGGTGTTCGATCAGAATCTCAGCGACGATGAAAAGGTGGAAAATGCTCTTGAACTATACTTCATAGAGCAGCCGCCGGAAGATGCTTTGGCAGCGGTAGACGCAATCCTGTGGTTCTTTTCCTGTGGAAATGTTGATAAACACTCTGAATGTGATGCAGATAAGTCGGCAGAAGGAGTGGTCGAACGGAAAGCGAGAGATCGAGCTTACGACTATGAGGTTGATGCAGGTCGAATTTACTCTGCCTTTGCAGAGCAGTATGGAATTGATTTGAGTACAGCCTCCCTTCATTGGTGGAAATTTCAGGCTCTTTTTGCATCACTCCATAACTGTGCGTTCTGCGAGATTGCAGGCTACCGAACTGTGGATTTGTCTGCAATCAATGACAAGAAGGAAAGGGCAAGACTTGCTCGTTTGAAGGCAAAATACGCGCTTCCGTCCATACTCAGCAACGAGGAGCGCATTGCTCTTGCAGGAAATGCTTTTTCAGGAGGAAGCGAATGGTGATTCCGAAGCCTGTTTTACGAAAAATATGGGCTAAGTGTCCGAAGTGCGGAAGCAAGACCGTACTTTTCGATAATACAGCCAATGCTTCTGGCATTTGGCTGAAATGCACCAGAGGGTGCGGTACAGAATTTGAGCTGATCGTCCGAGATGGCGAACAGCGGAAAAAATAAAAGCACATTGAGCCGTTGAGCCGTGCGAGTTGCCACTGTAAGGAGTGTGAATCGCATGGCGGACGGCTCTATTCATATTGATACAAAACTGGACTCCAGCGGTCTTGAATCAGGACTGAAAAACCTTGGCGGTATTGCCGCGAAAGGCTTTGCGGCCGTAGGAGCCGCACTGTCTGCGGCTGGCGGATATGCTATCAAGGTTGGCTCTGACTTTGAAGCTGCCATGTCCGAAGTTGCAGCTATTTCAGGAGCGACCGGCGAGGATCTCCAAAGCCTGATTGATAAGGCCAAGGAGATGGGAGCGAAAACAAAGTTTTCGGCCTCTGAGTCTGCCGAAGCCCTGAAGTATATGGCAATGGCAGGCTGGGATGCCAAGCAGATGACCGATGGTCTCGCTGGCGTTATGAACCTTGCTGCTGCATCAGGAGAATCGCTTGGAGCGGTTTCTGATATTGTAACCGATGCCATGACGGCATTCGGTATGTCCGCAAATGAATCTGGGCATTTTGCGGATGTTCTCGCAAAGGCCGCCTCGACTTCCAATACCAATGTTGGAATGATGGGCGAAACCTTCAAGTACGTTGCTCCGCTGGCTGGCGCGTTGAATTATAGTATCGAAGATACTGCTGTTGCCGTTGGTTTAATGGCGAACAGCGGCATTAAAGCTAGCCAAGCAGGTACTGCGTTGCGCTCTATTCTGACTCGGCTTGCGAAGCCGACTAAAGACTCCAGTGCGGCGATGGAAGCCCTCAATATCTCGCTGACTGACTCTAAAGGGCAGATGCTTCCGCTTTCCGATGTGATGGGGCAAATGCGCAAGGGATTTTCTGGTCTTACCGAAGAACAGAAAACTGCATACGCTGCTATGCTTGGCGGTCAGGAGGCTATGTCTGGCCTGCTTGCAATCGTCGAAGCCAGCGATGAGGACTTTGACAAACTGACCCAATCAATGGTCAACAGCAAAAATGCGGCTGAAGATATGGCGAATACCATGCTGGATAACCTGCAAGGTGATATCGCCATTTTCAAATCTGCAACCGAAGGATTGGGCATTGCAGTCTATGAAAATTTGACTGCTCCGATGAGAGAAGCGACTCAGGCTGGAACGGGCATGGTTGAATCGCTCTCCAAAGCCCTGACTGAAGGAGGCTTGAACGGTCTCGTCGCTGCTGTCGGAAGTGTCCTTGCTCAGCTTGTTGCACAGATTGCAGCAGTCGTCCCGAAGGTTGTTCAGCTCGCAACACAGCTCATCCAGTCCTTTATCATCGGCCTTCAGAGCAATGCACCTGCAATCGCTGCTGCTGTCGTGGCGATTGGATTGACACTGGTTCAAGGAATTTTGAGTGTGGCGCCGAGCTTCATTCAGGCAGGATTGTCATTGCTGTCGAATCTCGGCATTGGGATTGCCAATGCGCTGCCTCAACTGATTGCGTCGGCAAATGCTTGCGTTGTTCAAATTGTCTCAGCTTTTGTAAGTGCAGCACCGCAACTTCTCACTGCCGGAGCTGCTTTGATTTCTTCACTCGCGAGTGGGCTTGCGCAGGCAATGCCTAATGTCGTTCAGGCGGCAAAGAGCATTGTACCGAAAATTGCTGAAGGTATCACTTCTGCAATTCCGAAGCTGGCAAGTACCGCACAGAGCCTGATGGTGAATCTCGGAAGATTCATTGAACAGAATTTCCCGACCTTGCTGAAGACTGGACTTGAGGCTGTCGTAAAGATTACTGGTTCAGTCAGAGACAACGCGGGAAAAATCGTCGATGGAGCAATCGCACTGGCGAAAGCTCTTGCAAAGGGACTGATTGATAGCATTCCCACCATCATTGAGAATGTACCTACCATTGTCTCGAACATTGCGAATGTCATCAACGATAATGCGCTCAAAATCGTAAAAGCAGGAATTGAACTGATCGGCATGCTCATCAAAGGACTGATTCAAGCAATTCCTACGCTGATTGCCAATATTCCCAAGATCATCAGTGCTGTTGTTGATACGCTTCAGGCGTTCAACTGGATCAACCTCGGAAGCACGGTTGTAAGCAAAATTGCGAGTGGACTGTCTGGCGCGGTTGGTGTGGCGAAAAATGCCATGTCCTTTGTAATGAACGCCTTGAAGGGAGGAGCAGGGGATATTGTAAACAGCTTCTTCAACATCGGCAAAAACATTGTGCAGGGCTTGTGGAACGGCATCAGTTCCCTGACAGGCTGGATCGGAAAAAAGATTTCTGGATTTGCGGCTGACATGGTTTCTGGCTTCAAGGCGCTTCTCGGAATCCATTCCCCGTCTCGCGTTATGCGAGATGTAATCGGCAAAAACATGGGACTCGGAGTTGTCAGTGGCCTGCTTGGAACTACCAAGCAGGTCGAACAGGCATCTGGAAAACTGGCTGACAAGGCCACAAGCGTTGATCTTTCCTCCCGAATGAAGTCCGTTGTCGCTGAACGAGCGACAGTTGTTGGAAATGACGGGGGACGCAGCCCAGATGACAGAAACGGCGGCGGAGAAGGAATTGACTATGATAAACTTGCCAAAGCCGTTTGGAGAGAGGCGCCTGAAATGTCTCTTAATTGCGACGGCGAAAAAGTAGCAACAATTCTTGAACCGAAGATTTCGGAAAAGCAAGCAAACAAAGTAACAGATAAAAGAAGGAGGAGAGGAACGTGAGTACGAGATTTAACCTTGCCAAGTATAATCTTGTTTCGACATCTCAGGCCACGTTTAAGGACTCCATCTGCTTTGCTGGAAGATGGCTTGCGCAGGCTGTTCCGAACGCCCAAATTCTTGATATCAGTATCGGCTCGGCGGCCATTGAAAGCACCACTTTTTCGAGAGTCAAGAAATCCGGCTCTTTCTTCGTGGACAGCAGAAATGGCGCGAGGCAGATTGTCGTTACTATCGAGTTGCCGCTAGAGAGAAAGAGCCGATCTGAGAATGCCCGAAAACTCCGCGCTTGGGCTGAAACTTCTGAACCTGCTCCTATGAGCCTGTGTTGTGTCGATGGAGAGATAGAAGTATTGATGACGGATTTCAGCGAGTATTCTATCCGAAATTGGTGGGAACCCATCGAGCTTAAGGAGGATGCCGTATGATCTATACCGTCAAGATTGAGGAACACTACGCTTGGACTGTACAGGTTGAGGCTGCATCACAGGAGGAAGCCGAGAAGATCGTCAGAGATGGATATGCCAGCGGAGACGAATACAAGAGTGGAGAGCTGCTGTATGGCGAAACCGAGGTCAATGCTGTTGTAGAAGATGAAGTTGCGACTGCGTAAGATATAGGCCGGAAGCATCGGAGGAATCCGACTTCTGGCTTTCTTTTTTTATTTACGCCCAAGCCCCTTCTATTTACTTCATATAATACCCTAACATCCGTCAAAATGCCTTTAACCTACACTTTACTACCCTAGCAAGAAAAGCCGCCACAAGGCAAAATAAAGGGCAATGCACAAGATGGACTCCGATCAGCAAATTACGCACTCGCAAGAAATAGCAGCTTACGAGAATGAAATCCTGCCTCGCATACACATTGGGAAACCCATGTATGACTACCTGCGGACGAGGCTGCGCGCGGAAAAGCGGCTGGGCATTACGCCCTGCGTGCGATGCGCAAGCAACCCCGGCGGGCCGGGGCACGCATGGGTGAAAGCGCGATTTGTGGACGCGACGGGCGCGGGGCAGCGCGTCGCCGAAACGACGGTGGAGAGCAGCGTGCTCGGCGAGGTGAGCGTGCGGCGGATTGAATACATCCCGGCGACGGCGATGGACAATCCGCATGTGACGCGGGACTACATCATCGAGCTGGAACAAAAGCCCAAGGCGCTGCGGGAAGCGTTGCTTTTGGGCAAATGGGACGCATTCGACGGGCAGGCTTTTCCGGAGTTTGCGGACGACCCGGCGCACTACGAGGACGGGCTGTACACGCACGTCATCAAACCGTTCAAAATTCCATGGCACTGGACGCGGGTGGTCAGTTTTGACCACGGATACACGCGGCCTTTTTCTTTTGGCGTTTGGGCGGTGGACGAAGAGGGGCGGGTCTACCGATACAAGGAGCTTTACGGCTGCGTGCCGGGGGAAGCGAACGTCGGCGTGACCTGTCCGCCCGGCGAGATTGCGCGGCGGCTGGCCGATCTGATGGAGCCGGAGTTTCAGGAGGGCATACACGTCAGCGGTATTGCCGACCCCGCGATTTGGGACAGAAGCCGGGGGCTGAGCGTGGAAGAGCAGATTCGGAAGGTATTCAGCGGCGTGATCTTCATGAAGGGGGACAACACGCGGCTGCCGGGCAAGATGCAGCTGCACGAGCGCCTGAAATTTGACGAAGAAGGGCGGCCGATGCTCTACGTTTTCGAGAATTGCAGGGACTTTAGGAGAACCATTCCGGCGCTGGTCTACGACGCGCGGAAGCCGGAGGACATCGACACCGCGGGGGAAGATCACATTTACGACGAGACGCGGTATTTTCTGATGTCAAGGCCGATTGCGCCGAGGGCGCGGAGGACTCCTTCCGTCAGCTTCGCTGACAACCTTCGGCGTTCTACATCGTCTGAATCCGCCACAGGCGGCGACGATGCAGGAACGTCCCTCGAAGAGGGAGG